AATTCTAATGTACACCAATTATTTTGATCTATTAAAATTTCAAAATCAATGGGTTGAACCCAATTCATTTTAACCGGGTAATTTCTGTAGTATTCAATTTTATTACCCATATTGAATACTATGTCTGAAAATTCTGGTTGTGATATTATGTTATAATCATCCGTTAATCTTAAAACATTACCGATGGATTCAATTCCCTTAAATCCTGTAAATTCATCTTTATCGTTATAAATTTTAGCCCAAAAAGGTTTTGCTCCTTGATTTGCTTTTTTAGAAAAATTATTAAATGTGTTTGTGTTATAGTCCCATCCTTTTAACGGAACATTAATCACATAACTAGGTGCTCCTGCCGAATAACTCGTCAAAGATTCAACTAGCGTAAATGAAGGAATGGCTGTAATAGCAGGAATATCAGTGAACGTATAAATTCCAGAAAGAGTATAAGAACCATTTATAGTGGTTGCAGGATTACCAGAAAGAGCTGATAAAGTTACCGTATATATTCCGCTTAATTGAGGAAGGAAAAGAAATGACGATTGGTTTGTAAAATTAGCTACAGAAGATAATGGATTACCAATAGGGCCAGAAACTCTCCAATTATAATAACGAAGAATATTGGTGAAATTTACTTTTGGATTTTGTTTGTCGTCAGTAGGCGGTACATTAAAAGGATAAGATACAATTATTGATCTATTATTACCCAAAGAAACGTAATCATAATTACTCCATATAGATCCTCTATTTTCAGCTACATCAATGTCTTGCACCTCTGTCCCTGTAAGTGTAAAATGAGTGCTGTTTTTCCTTGAATAAATTAAAAGATCCCCAGGATTTAAAATCATAGAAGATGAAGAACCTTCATTAATCCAATTTCCAGTTTCGTCTTTTTTAGCGTTTACCCATACTGAAGAATTTTGTTTATTTGGGTATTTATATTTGAGTGCATAATTTGGTAAACTATTAATTTCGGGATCTATATGTTTTATGTTAGATCTAAAGTAAATGTATTTTTTACCATTTCTTAGATAAAATCTATTTCCTATTTGTTCATCACCGCAAACCCAAGAACCATCCCCCCATCCAATTGTGGTATTTGTTTTAAACCAACCAAATGCAGAACTTGAAAGATAGTTCGTGTTATAAGAATCTTTCCAATTCCCTAAATTTAAAATTTTAGGTGAAAAATTATCCTCTATAATAAAATCTGTTAATGATTTATTATCAGTAAAAATATTTCCCGGGTGTCCGAAGGGTGTAAAGTTAGTTACGGAACACGAACATTTTTCATGGTCAAGATAACTACTGTATTGTGCATTGACAAATTTACAATCTGGTTGATGTTGTAAACTTTTAAAAACGTTGTCTGCTAAAGTATAATCATTACCGGTCCAAGTAAAATAGGAGTATTGCCCTGCACTTAAAATTAATTGTAATGAGGATTGATCAATAAACCGAATTTCTTCAGAAGAATTTTCAATTAAGGAACCAGACAACCACGAACATTCAACTGCACTTTCTGTTCCTTGTTTGTAATTATTAATTTTATAAATTACATCTGACGAAGAAAGAGTATTTCCAGCAATTGCAAATTGTAGATCAATATCTGACAAATTAATTGGCGAACAAACATCAGACATTGTTTCTGGGTAATAAGAAGGGAAATCATTTTCTGTGTTTATTTTTTCATAAGGCCAATAAATGACGTTTTCCTGCCCGGCTCCAACTGAAATATCTGTTTTATCGAATCTATAAAGCCATGCTTCATTCGCAGCGTCAGACACACTAGTTTCATTGTATTCTGGGGTAATGAACCAAACTTTAATTCTATCTGAGTGATTATAATTTTTATGAGCGTAAGCTTTATTTTCTATGAGTGTAGAATTATTAATTGATAGAGGGTTAATTGAAGAGGCTTCGGTGGTAGTACTCCAATAAAGTTCTTCAATTCCTCTTTTAATATTTTCTTCTAAAAATTCATATCTCTTATCTGTTTGTAATCCAAATCCAGTCCACTCCAGATCTTCCCCCGATAAACCAATTCCAGGGAAGGGGAATCTAAATGTGGTTTTAATTGACGAGTCTAATGTAGCCGTCATGGTTAAATTTTTAAAATCAAATAAATGATTTCTCAACCATGCACCTTGAGTTCCTAAAACGCTTTTAACGAAAATAGTATCAGCAAATTCAATACTGGAACCCGCGGTAGCTAAAGTTTCTAAACCCAAAGAAGATAATGCTACAGGTTCATAACGAGTCAATGATAAAGCTTTGGTATCATAAACAACACCAGGCCAATAAAAAGAATTGTTACCGTTTATTATAGAAATATCATAAACATCTGTTTTAGTGCTTAAAGTGGGCGTTTCGGAAAAAAGAAATTTATCTTCGCCTAAATATTTTTCAGATAGTTTTTTAGATAATTCAAATATTTCTTCATCTGATGATGATAAAGAATTAAATCCTAATTTATAAATCCAGTCAGTAGAAGACAATAATAAATTTTTAGTTAATAAGAAATTTTTAAGATCTTCTGAGTTTACATCAATAAAAGAAGAAAGGGGAGTGGTCGGGGATTTATCAAAATAATCTTGAAAATCGTAAAGTTCTTCTAATTGAATTGCTAAATTTGTGTTTAAAGCACTTAATTCGGGTATGTCAGCCCATAACGTTGAAGGAAGAGTAATTGCTCCGTTATTTGTTTTTGAATAATTTTTTAAAATTATGTTTTGTATTTGTTGAATCAAACCTACATTGGTACCTGTTTGATTATAACGAAGACGAGTTTCCTTAATTTTTTTTCTTAATTCTAAATAATAAAAGGATATATCTTTTAATTTTTTTGCGAAATAAGGTATAGCTAAAAGAAGTTCCTTTTCGTCATCTACATTAACTTTATTATACCAATTTTCTGCTTCTTCTATACTAAAAAATAGTTGTAACTGTTTTAAAAGATTGAGATAATTTAATTTAATTTGTAAATTGTTATCAACAACAGTTAATGATTTATTTTTATACCAATTAACTAAATACTCATTGTATTGTTTAAATTCTAGTCCGGGGACAATACCTTGATGAGAAGCAACCCACTCCTTATAAGAAAGAGGACTATTAATATCCGTTTTATTGGCAGATATGAATATAGGTTCTGCCTGTCTTCTTAAAATCTGTTGGTTGCTAATATTACTCACTAGAAATTATTTAACTAATAAGTTTTTTTGTCAATAGATATCTAAAGGCATTTTCTACAGAGCCTCCTTCACCATATAACTCATCATAAGACGATAGATAAGGCGATAATGTAGTAAATTCAGAATTCCAATCAATTATATTTTCGATATAATTTCCAGAATATACCGGAGTATATCTATAAAATAGATAATTTGATAAAATAGGTTGATGTAATCCATAACCTAAAAATTCTGATAATCTGTATGTAGTTTCTCCATTTTGTACAGGGACTGAAATTATTTTAATTGAATTGTCAAACCTATTTTTAGCTATAATTTTTTCACCAGCTTGAATAAAATCAGAATCACTATATTGTGAACCTATACTTTGAGGAAAAAGTGGTTTTTGTTCTTTTAATCCCCATAATTTAGAACGAGGTACAGAAAATATATCTATGAGACGTTTAAGTTCGAACGGGTAATTTGCTGCATAATCTAAAACGGGTTCATCTACTTGCTCTGCAAAACTTAACAATTGATCAACATTACACGTATCTACATCTCCATGATTAGAAACAAAGTTTGCTATTTTTTCATAGATTGTTTGTCCTATATCTTCATTAGCACTTAGATAAGATGTACCAACTGTACCTGCAAAAAAATCATCAAATAATTTTGTATTGTTTTTTAATATTTCAGGTAATGCCAAATCTTTAAAATATTTCGCATTATTAAAAGACTCATTGACCCTTCTTATTCTATTAACATCTTCAAAATCTTTTACAGAAAAAATGTCAGAAACACCAGAGAGTAATACAGACGATAAAGATTCTGATGTAATATATTTTTGATACCATTTATTGCCTGTCCAATCTCCGTTTGCAACAATTGAACTATAATAATAATTTTTGGATTCTGTATATTGACTACCATCTTTAGGATCAATATAATACCCGATTAAATTTTCAGGTTTTGCTTTAAATTTTCTAATTTCAACATCATTAAAAAATGGAGTGGCTGATATAACCCAAACATTATTAGTCAAATTGTCTAAAATCCATACTCTATCATAGACATCTACAGCTAGACCACCAATTTCATTATTTTCTTCGTTATCTATTTCATCAAAATTTTTCAAATTACCAGATGGCATTTCGAATAAAGTAAAATTACCAGACAAGTCTAAAACCCAGGATGACAATACATTAGTGTAAGAATTATAATATCCAATTCTTCTTAACCCATGTGAAAACCATAAATTGTTAGATCTATCAATAGACAAATATTGTGGTTTTGATATGCCCTTTACTGATTTTATTTTTTGATAAGTTTCTCCATCAAAAAGATCTAAACTTCCAGATAAAGGAGTATACTCAAATGAAGAATCATGAGAATTAGCTACCCAAACATTGTTAAATGAAGTGATAGCTAAATTTGTTGGTGTTGAATATAATCCGGTAGGAATTTGGGTAAGTTGTTTACCGTTTGGATCATATTTTACTAAAAGACTGCAAAGAGAGTTTGAGTAAGTAACCCAACAATTATTTTCTTTGTCAGTTTCCGCAACAGAAGGTTTTAAGAAAAAATCATCTGTATATAGGTCTTCTTGTGACAATACGGGATTAACTTGTCTTGTTGTAGAACCGAATATAGAAGCTTGGTAATCAATACCAGAGGGCATTGTAGACCATGGTCTGGTTTCCCAATGTATATTTTCTGGAGCTGTGCTGAAAAGTAAATTTAAATCCGGATCAAATTTTAATACAGAAACTGTATTAAAAAGAGTAACCCAAACATTATAATTTTTATCTATAGAAACACTCGATGGCGTATAAGCTGCTGGAATATCTAAATTTTCATCAACACTAATTTGAGTAATTGATACAGTAGAACCTGCTAATAAATTTTGATTAAAAAATAATTGTTTGCTCGTAAGGTCAAAAAAGTAGGTATTTGGATTTATTATTTTTCTGTCTACTGCTACAATAAAACCGGATTTATCATCAGCAATATAATCGTTATTGCCTGTTAATGGTATAGTATTTGTATCTGATAATAAATTGTTTTCCCAATACGCAGGAGTTAAAGAATTTTTAAAATAATGAATATTGACTACCTTTTGTGGTGAAACTGGATTAGTAAATATCAATTGTTGTGTGGATGTGTTGATTGAATATTCTGAAGGTGTTGTATAAAAACCATCAACACTTACAATAAATCTTTTAGAATTATTTAAAATTGTTAAAGAACCCGTTAAGGGGAAGGAATTAGTTGACGTACTTGTTTCATAAGTCCACGAATCTATAGAATCGATATACGAGTTAGGTAATAAAGGATTGAAAATTTGGATAACATTGAATTCTAAATTTTCTGGAGGATATGCTTCTCTGTTTAATGGGACATTAATACCAGATGGGGCTGAAATTCTTACTGTTTGATAGTCCGGAATTTGAATATGATTTGTCGGTAAAATTAAACCATCTAAAGTCGCAATATAATTTTTATAGTTTAATGATCTAAACGCAGGACTGTAAAAAATATAGTTAGTCGATGATAGAGATTGGGATGGTGTTTTCCAAGACCAAGAATCAAGCATTTTTTTTCTTGAATCATAATCATTTAAACTAGATAAACTAAACGTTTTAGTAATCTCTCCTTTATTTGAAATTTTATAAATTCTGTCTAATTCGGTATCTGCTGCAACAACATCATAATTTCTTGGATCAATAGCTATACTATAAATACCAGAAAATCCGGATAAAGAATTATTAATAGTATTAGTTGTCTCAACAATAGGCACTTTAACTTCTTTTATAATACCATCAACTAATAATTTTTTATTTTTAAAATAATTGATAGTTTCACAATTTCCATTATTAGGAACTAAAGTAATTTTATTAAGAGCACCTTGTCCCGGGTTCGAAATCCAAACTGAGGTATTAGGAGAAAATCCATCAGGGTATATAAAATTATTAGTGATTTGATCTGAACCTATACCAAGGGTTTGAATAGTAATTGACGCATTTTCGATCGAAGATAATACTGTTGCAGTAGTGAATAAATACCCACCAGTATTGAAACCCTCAGAATCTGTAGATTTAAAATAAAGTGGACTATCATTTAAAACATATTTTCCATCATCCAAAGTAGAAATAATACTTGAAATATAAATGTCAGAAAGTTCTAATAAAATTTTGTCACTATTTTCCTGTAAAAGATATCCAGTAAATTGATCTAAAGAAAGATAATCTTTTATGACTATAATTTTAATTTCTTTTGTTGCAAAAACTTCACTTAATTTTTTAAATGTATTGTCTTTAGGATAAGAAAATACCACTTCACTTAATTCGTCTTTACTACCAGGAATTAAATCGGATCGGTTGGAGTGTACTGTTATTAAAATGGGTATTTTTATATTTTTCCATTGTAATTTGTTAATAGGATCCAAATAATTTCCTGTTATTTTAAGCCTGGAAGGGAAAAGATCATTTACTTGCCACACTAAAGCCGCACGGACTGATTCATTGTTAGCATAAGAATCGTAATTATAAACCGAAGAATCTGCTATGTTAGTAAAACCAGAAGTTTGTAATGTTGCGGTGATTAATAACGGGCAATTATTAGCAGGGTTACCCGTACTCATCGAATCTACATAATAAAATTCTCCTATACCAGAGACGGCAACTACTTCGTTATTTTTATAAATTTTAACAGGGTCTACAGAAAGTGTCGTTACTATGTTAGAGTCTTTATCTAAAAATTTCCATGTAGGTGTTAAGAAATTCCATTTTTCTGGAACGTATTTGTGTGGTATCGATTTAGAATTTGTGGCAAAAAGATCTACTAATAATGGTTTGTCTGGATTTGATGATATAACTTCAATTTTAAATGGAACATCTGTTTTTTTGCCTGGGTCCGCGTACGTCTCAGGAATTTGGGTAAACTTTAAATAATCTCTGTATACTAAATCCACATAAATTTGTTTTGTAATACTAGAAGTATTACCATCAAAATCTGTGGCAGATAAAGTTATATTATAATTTCCAGGGTGTTTAAAAGTGTAAGTGGGTGAAGAAATATTATAAATCAAATCACCATTTCCCAAATCCCAAACATATCGAAACACTGAACCTCCAGATGTTTGATCTTGAAAAGTAAATTCAGTGGCTCTGACATCACCTGAACTTGGAGATATTGTAAAATTTGCGTTAAACATTTTTAATACTCTGTAATTTCAAAATTATTATTTACAGTAATGACATTAATTTTTGAATATAAATTATTTAAATTATTAAAAAATGGATATTCAAAAAATCTTAATGGGATATTATTAATTGATGATTGTTTATCATTTTCAGGATAAATTGGGTTCCATAAAAATAAAGAAACTCCTTCTGCTTTCAATGAAGGGTTATCAGTTCTAGTTGTGTAAATTCTTTCAACACCGTCAATTGATAAAATTTGTTGTGTCAAAAACCGAGTATCTATTAAAGCCCCAAATTGCGTTTGTGTTCTGTTAAAATAATTTTTAATAATGTTAACTATATCCAGAGCAATGGATTCATTATTTCTTCTAGATGAAGATCTTTTTATGACTTCTAAACGACAAAATTCTTCTTCTGTGATGGGATCTAACGTTTCTTGGGATGATGTTACTCCTAAACTCACAGCTTTATAGACAGGATCAATAAAAACAGGTTCAATGGTTGCTAATTTAATGGGTTGTAATGAAGAACTTATTAGTTCTTTTTGAGCTGGACTTAAATAATCTAAATTTTGTGTAGCAGATCTAGGCGTTATAAACATGTAAATGTTATTAAAATTACATGAGTCTGCATAATTTACTTGATTGAATAAAGCTCTTTGAGTTTTAGAAGGATCTTGAATTCCAAGATCATAAAAATATTTTAAATATTGTGATGTATAAGCCCAATTATTTACACATCTAACATCTGATATTAAATTTGAAAAATTTGACTTTATAAAAACATCAAAATCTCTAGTAGTTACTAAACGATATTGGCTTTTATAAACAGAGGGTGCTGTTTGTCTAATTTCTTCTACAGTTTCAGCTTCTTTTGGAGTGGTTGAACTATTATCGTTTCCAAAAATTAAGTTGCCTGATTCTAAATTTGATAAAAATGTAACATTATCAGAAAATATATCATTTAAAATAGTGTTATATTGTGTAGTATCATAACGAATAAGTCGGGTGTTGGCGCCTAAAGCATTAGCCCCTATAACACCGTTACTGCCATTTGAAACAAGATAATAAATGGCGACCTCGTCGCCTGACTCTAATTTAACACCATTGACTCCATTGCCAAATTTAATTTCATATCTTTTATTAGAGTTAATCCTAATTTCGCATTTTTTTGCACTACCATCTTCTAAAAAAAGGTTACTAGTTTTGGTAAATTGTTGCCACACTCCTGTTAGTTTATTTTTGACATAAACATCTATATTAAAGTGATCTACATCTTGACCTGCGGTATCTAAAATTACAATTTCATTTTCATCGCCAGCAGCAGTGTATATAGGATTTTCTTCGTAAAACCCTTGAAAGAGTAATTTTTGTTGTGCTAATTCATTTAACGATTCAATTCCTGTACTGGTTTTAATAAAGGTAATATCTTCGTTAAATGAAAAAGGGATATCATTGGTTAAAACATAGGAATATCTAGGTATAGTATAAAGACCTGGTGTTAGTACTTGAGCTGAACAATTAAACGTGAGAGTGGACGTTTGAAAACCTACAGGAGAATAATCTATTAGTTTAACTATTCTGTTAATATTTTCATAAAGCTGGGCTTCTGAAAACATGGATTCTGATGATGTTTTATTGAGATAGTATATTAAAGTATGGTACGAATAAGCAATAATATCAATAATGGACGCTAAATTAGACCCTAAGAAATTTTGATCGGTAAAAATTTTTTGTTCATTTAAGCGATTTAAAATAAGATCTCTTAAAGACATGGCATCAAACGCCACGTACCCTCCTTTAGGAATATCAAAAGTATTATTTGTTGTATTTGTAGCCATATTTAATTATTTTTTGCTGCTGGTAAAAATAAAAAAGTTTGTCTTTTTGTATCTAATAAAAACATAGTTTCTGTTGTAGTGTTTAAAATGGGTATCTTTAAAACCGCAGTAACGTAATAAGTGTTTTCGTCTGGGTTAGGTTTTACTTTAATTTGTAATGTGTTTACTCGAGATTCAAATTTTTTAATACCATCGAGTATTCTTCTTCCTAAAATTTCTGCATTAAAATCAGTTATAGGTTCAAAAAGAAATTGATAAAGGTCTAACCCATATTCGGGGAATAAAAAACGTTGTCCTGGAAGTGTATTAAAAAGATTTGTTAGAGAATTGGCAATAGCGCTTATATCAAAAGACGCTTTGATGTCGGCACCAGGAATAGGCAAATTGAATCCTGGAGATTCAATTTTAGTAAGACCTATATCCAATGATAAATCTTTATAAACATATTTTTTTATGGTATAATCATTAGATAGTTGTTCTAAATTTTTAATTTTAATTGCCATCTCTCTATTATTTAAGAGATAAATCCGATAAATAATAATACAAAATTAAATTATGGATATGAAGTTCAATACACTATATGAAGGTATGTTAGAACGTTATCAACAAGGTGGGTTTGTTGTTGGTGATAGAGTTCGTTACCGCAAAGATTGTTTACGATTAGACTTTTTCAAGCATAAAGCACAAGGATTTATCGATCTTGTTAAATCATGCATGGATGAAAGTTTTGATTTAAATTTAAGAGTTTCTGCAGTTAAATCCATTTACCCCACTACTTCTCAAAATTATCGTGGTGGTACTGAATCTCCTGATAGTATCTACGTTGATGTTATCATTGAGTATGCTCCAGGTCTTTATAGAACTCCAATGACTGTTCCTATTGAATCTTTGGAATTGATGGATGACGGTATTAATACAGGACCAGTACCCGATAGTGTCAAAAGAAAATCTAAAATCACCATTAAACCTGAAGAGACTCAAGCAAAGTCTGACAAAGACTTTGATATCAATCTTCAAAACAAAAACGTAAAGATCCCTAATAGTACAGTCAAGCATGACGTATCGAAACCTTACACAGGTTGGGAACCTTTACCTACTCGATAAAAGTAGAAAAACACTCAAAATAAGCTATACTAGCACTATGCTCAAAAATAATTTAAACCTATGATTTTTAACGAACAAATTTCTCGCAAACCTAATTTATATCCTTGGACTGAACAATTTATAGAATCTATGCACAACGGATTCTGGACAGATAAAGAATTTTCTTTTAAATCTGATGTCCAACAATTTAAAGTAAAGTTATCAGAACAAGAAAGACAAATCATTATTAGAACTTTATCTGCTATTGGTCAGATTGAAGTAGCTGTTAAAACCTTTTGGGCTAAGTTAGGTGAAAACTTACCTCACCCTTCTCTACAAGATTTGGGTTATGTGATGGCTAATACTGAGGTAATTCACAACAATGCGTACGAACGTCTTTTGTCTGTAATGGACATGGAAGATGTTTTCGAAGAAAATTTAAAATTAGAATGGATCCAAGGTCGAGTAAAATACCTTAAAAAGTATACTCACAAATTTTATAAAGATTCTAAGAAACAGTATCTTTACGCATTAATTCTTTTTACTCTCTTTGTAGAAAATGTTTCTTTGTTTAGTCAATTTTATGTTATTAATTGGTTTGCTCGGTTTAAAAATGTTCTTAAAGACACAGACCAACAAGTCAAATACACTCGCAACGAAGAGAATATTCATGCTTTAGTGGGTGCTAAGATTATTAATACTATTAGAGAAGAGTATCCTGAATTGTTTGACAAAGAATTAGAAGAAAGAATTTTAAGCGAAGCTCAAGAAGCTTACATTGCTGAAGCTAAAATTATTGACTGGATGGTCAATGGTATTCAAGAGGAAGGACTGTCTGCTGACATTCTTAAAGAATTTGTCAAAAATCGTATTAATGAGTCTTTAAAAATGATTCAATTCCCCGCAGCTTTTGAAATTGATAAAGAACTTATTTCACATACAATATGGTTTTCAGAAGAACTTCTAGGTAATAACATGACGGATTTTTTCCATGGTAGACCGGTAGAATACTCCAAAAAAAGTCAATCGTTCTCTGAAGACGACTTATTTTAAATTGATAAATTTGCTTTATAGTGTTTAATACATCTTATGAATAAAGACATTTATTGGCTCAACCGGGATTCTCGGAAATTTTTGGAACGAGGTTACTTGTTAGAGGGTGAAACAGCTGAACAAAGAATTAAAGATATTGCTGCAACTGCTGAAAAATATCTTAATATTAAAGGATTTGCTGATAAATTTGAAAACTATATGCACAAAGGTTTTTATAGCCTTTCTAGTCCTATATGGTCTAATTTTGGTCGTAAAAGAGGTCTCCCTATTTCTTGCTTCGGTTCTTTTGTTCCAGACACTCTTTCAGGTATTATGGACAAGGTAGCAGAGGTTGGAGTTATGACTGCTGTTGGTGGTGGTACATCAGCTTACTTTGGTGCTGTAAGAGGAAGAGGTACTCCCATCTCTTCTGGTGGAGAATCTACAGGTTCTGTTCACTTCATGGAACTTTTCGATCGTTTGATGAACGTAGTTTCCCAAGGAAATGTTCGTAGAGGTTCTTTCGCTGCTTATCTTCCTATTGATCATCCGGATATTGAAGAATTTTTGAAAATTCGTTCTGAAGGTAATGAAATTCAAGATTTGTCTATTGGTGTTTGTGTTTCTGATGAATGGATGAAGAAAATGGTCGAAGGTGATAAAGAAGCTCGCCGTATTTGGGGATTGGTTATTAAGAAGAGATTTGAATCTGGTTACCCTTATGTGTTCTTTTCTGATAATGCTAATAATCAAGCACCTCGAATTTATAAAGATAAAGGATTAAAGATTAATAATTCTAATCTTTGTTCTGAAATTATGCTTTCCAATCAAGATGATGAATCCTTTGTATGTGATTTATCTTCTATGAATCTTGAAAAATGGGAAGAGTGGAAAGATACAGATGCTGTAGAAACCATGATTTATTTCTTGGATGCTGTAATGTCTGAATTTATTGAAAAGACTGAAGGAATGAAATTCATGGAAGCTCCTAGAAAATTTGCTATGAATCAAAGAGCTTTAGGTTTGGGTGTTCTTGGATGGCATTCTTATCTCCAATCTAAAATGATAGGTTTTGAATCCATGGAAGCTAAAATGTCTAATAATTTAATTTGGAAAACTATTAGAGACAGAGCTGATGTAGCTACAAAAGAATTGGCTAAATTTTTTGGTGAAGCTCCTATATACAAAGATTCTGAAGATAAAAGAAGAAACACCACTACATTAGCCATTGCTCCTACTACTTCCAGTTCTTTTATTCTAGGTCAAGTATCCCCATCTATTGAACCATTGAATAGTAATTACTTTGTTAAAGACTTAGCTAAAGGAAAGTTCACTTACAAAAATCCTTATCTTAAAAATCTTCTTAAATCTAAAGATCATGATACAGATGAAGTTTGGAAGTCCATTTTAGTTCATGGAGGTTCTGTTCAACATTTAGATTTTTTATCTTCAGAAGAAAAAGAGGTATTTAAAACCTTTGGTGAAATTTCACAAAAAGAAATTGTTATCCAAGCAGCACAAAGACAAAAGTATATTGATCAAGGCCAATCATTGAATTTAATGATTCCGCCAAATACTAAACCCAAAGAGGTTAATGAATTAATGATCTTTGCTTGGGAACAAGGAATTAAGAGTCTCTATTATCAAAGGAGTGCCAATCCCGCCCAAGAATTAGCTCGTAGTATTTTAACCTGTAAATCTTGTGAAGGTTAAATTATTTCGTATACTACGACAGAACTTTGTCCCACGTAACCCGGATAATTTATAAAAGAAGTACCCGCCGACCAATGTCCATGAAGCATACTATAAAAAATAGTAGTCCCTGCTGGTTGAAGAGGAACGTCTAAAAAAGTTCTAGTAATGCTAAAAGCCCCATAATGACCGTTACTGGTACCCATCCACGAATCCCCATCATTACCGTCTCTTCCTAATAATCTAGTGGTTGTTGTTAATATGGTGCGATTAATTCCTATATTCGCACCTGTTGCTCCTGGTGCCGTATATCCACAAGCATTAACAGTGATTAAAAACCTGGAATTGCTTCTGGTTGAAATAACTGGTAAAGTTCCGTTGTTTACAGAACCATAGTTTCTTAAATCACCGGATCTAGTTGTACTGTCAGAAAATGAATGAAAATAGGCAGTTAAAACCGCACCTTGTTTGAATACCTGAGAAGAAAGAGACTGAGTATTTGTAACTAAATTAGTGTTTAAGGTATTGATACGGGAATCAAAGTTAGCAGAGTTATTGTTAATTTTGTATAAAGAATCTCCAATGCATTCTTCTCTATCAATGAATTCGTAAGCCATATATGTTATTTATCCTCAATTAATTTGGTACTGCTAAGATCTACTTCAACCATCTCAAAATCTTTATTAGAATCAGAAGCTGTAGCAAATAGCCTTTCTAAAATCTCGGCTCTAGAAGCTATTACTATATTGTTATTGACTGTGGTGTCTCCTGTTACTAAAGAAGCAATTTCTTTTTTACCTTCAATATCCATTCTTTTAAGTTCTTTAGTGTCTTTAGTCTTTTTGTTATGTAAATTAATACGATTTAGTGCTTCTATAGCTTTAGTTGTAGAAGATATTAATTCTGAAAGAGCTGCAATTTCGTCAGGGTTTTGACCTTGCACAATATATTCTTTTAAATCTTCGACAGCGCCTAAACCCGCTTCTACTAAATTTCCTGTCTTTTTTAAAATATAATCATTAATGTTATCCTCATTAATTTCAATTTCATTTTCTTTTTTAGAGGGTTTGACAGTCGAGTAATCGAAAGAAGATAATTCTTCTAATAAAGTATCAAGAGATTCATTCATAAAGATATTTAGACAATGGTTGAAAAAAAGAAAGAATATGTTATATTTTAAATGTATGGAAATTACAGTAAACACTATTTATGGAACCTTTATTGTTCCAAGAGAAAAAGCAGATCAACTATTGGCTTGGCTTCAACAAAATGCTGTTAAAGCTGGTGCACAACCTATTCGCGAAACTACTAACGATAACACTCAATTTACAGGAAGGCAATTGATCAATGAATAACGTAGAAATTAAATTTGTCAAGACTCACGAAGATGCTATTTTACCTGAAAAAAAGCATAATGATCCTTTGACGGGAGATTCCGGATATGATCTTACTGCAGTAGAAGATTGTCTTATTAAAGCAAGAGGAGGTACAGTAGTTCCAGTTGGTTTGAAATTGGGTTATATCACTCCCGGATATTGGATCCGTATTGAGTCGAGATCTGGTTTACAATTCAAACATAATCTATCAGCATTTAATGGTATTATTGATTGTCAATATCGTGGAGATCTTGGAGCTAAAATTAATAACAATTCCGATACTGATTACTGGGTTAAGAAAGGTGATCGCATTGCTCAATTGGTAGTATATCCTCTTATTTCTAGTACCTCTTCTTGGATTGAGGTTGCCGAAGAAACCACAAGAGGAGAAAATGGTTTTGGTTCTACTGGACGATAATGTTCGAAAATCTTTTAATAGAAAAATTTAGACCTAAAACCTTAGAAGATATTGTTCTTTCACCAGAACATAGGGATTTCTTTTCTTCACTTAAAAAGAAAGAAGAAATCCCTAATCTTCTTTTTACTGGTCCACCAGGTACAGGCAAAACCTCTCTCAGTAAAATTCTTATTAAAGATATATTGGATTGTCAATATCTTTATATCAATGCTTCTGACGAGAACGGAATTGATACTATTCGTTCGAAGATTATGGGGTTTGCTTGCACTAAATCTCTGGATGGTAAGTTGAAAGTCGTTTTATGTGATGAATCTGACTCTATCTCATTAGATGCACAGAAAGCTCTTCGTAATGTGATTGAAGAGTATTCCAACAATACTCGTTTTATTTTTACGTGTAATTATCTTTTTAAGATTATTCCACCTCTTCAATCTCGTTGTCAAATCTTTAATTTGACTCCTCCATTAGAAGGTATTCTTAATCGAATTATTCATATTTTAAAAACAGAAGGGATTCAAGTTCCTGTAGAAGAGAAATCCAAATTAGTAGAGTTAGTGAGAAATGGTTATCCAGACCTCCGAAGAATTATTAATGATATTCAAAAATTTTCTTATAACGGAACTCTTACTATTAAAGAAAATAATGCTAGAGGTTTAGCAGAAAAAGTTGTTGATAAAATTCTTCAAAAAACCAATCCTTCTGAATTAAGAAAATTTGTAATTGAAAGAGAATCAGAATTTTCTAATGATTATCTTCAACTTATGAAAGAGATGTTTGAAATAATATTCAAATTAGAAATAGACCAAAATAAAAAATCTTCTTTACTTCTGACTATATCTGAGGGAATGTATAAAGATGCTATTGTGGTAGATAAAGAAATTAATTGGTTTAGTACCTGTTTAAAAATTTATTAACGCCCACAACACCTTTTTTGATAGGTTGTAGAGGTTTTATATACTGCCGTGTTAACAATAGTTTGTCCTGCAGGTTGTACTTTACTTTCAGCGGGTTTTAATTTAGTAAGATATTCATTAATATCTGAAGTTACTTGAGATTGAGAATTATACCCTTTTGTTTTATAGACCACTTGATTAGTATCTGGATCATAGACAGATCCCACATATTTTCCTTCTTCTAAGTCAAGAGATGTAAAATATTTTTTCATAATTTAAAATGTTCCTGGGAAATTGTAATTTGGTTCTTGATGTCGATGAATTTTTACTGCAGTTATTTCATTATAGTAAATTTCTGCTTCAAAAACGTGTCTCACATTTATAACAAACCATTGCCCGAAAAATTTATCTTGGAAATCTCCAGATTCCACCCCTTCTGGTTTATCAATACCTATGAATCTTCCTGGTTCTCTAAAAGATAATCCTAAGGTTCTAAAATGAATACACTCATTTTGAAACAAACCCAAATAAAGGAGTTTTTGTAATCCTTGAGATTGTCTTAAACTTATATCTTCTTCATCACCATAAACAGAAAATGTAGGTTTAATATTGCGATTCTTTTCTTTATCTCTATCTAAAGTAATGAGGAAAAGTTTTTCTGGATCACCTGATTTATAAACATTTTCAATGTATTTTTTGGAAATAAATTTTCGGGCTTCTTCGACTGAATTATTTTTAAATTCAATATTATATTTTCTATTTTTAAAATCAAAAGAGTATATAGGAGAAGTACAAAATTCTCCGAAATTCATAATCGGAGATATGTCTACAAATCTATAACTAGTTATGGTTCCGTATTTAGCAGATTTGAAATCAATCAATCCATCAGAACTATCAGATAACGGAGCACCTCTTCTTAAACCTGCAGGAGTTTCCTCATTACCATATCCTTGTAAAAAGAAGTGTTCAATTTGATATTCCCCAGGTGAATCAATTCCAGCTTTTTCGAAAAATGTACTAACAGGTTTTAGAGTGAGTTGCCCGACACTCGTTTCTTCTGGTCCTTTTTCTTTAATTAACAAACTAAAATCATAAAGCTTATCTTCACCTGAACCTGCTAAACTTACTTCACTTATATGTTTATCATAAATGTACATTAAACTTTCATACGCAGTAGTTTGTGTAGGTGAAGTAAAAAATATTTTAGATGATCCCCTTTCCCATTCTGATTGATTAATAGGAACTCCGTCTGTAGAATCTAATCCTCTTAATGATTGTTCGACAATTTCTTTCATCGCTTCTCCTGTTTCTAATTTTTGGTCTAAATTAGATTTAGCAGTAGAATACTCCATGATATCAGTAATCATTTTTTGATACCATTCATCCCAAAAATAAATTTTTAAACATTTAATAGAAGCGGAAGCAGCATTTTGAGCTCCTGGCGGTGAACCTATATCTTCTATATCATAAACGCTAAAAAGATAAGACATAGTCCAATGTTTTCTGTCTGGAAGTTGTGTCAATCCTGTATTTTCATTGTTAAGATTAGTATCATTTAAATCTGGTACTATTCTTATTCTCAAGCGATCATTTCCGTCTGCTCTGAAATTATAAAATGGATCTGGATTTAAACTAGTTATTCCAGCAGCCTCCATAGCTTTATTCATTTCACTCGATGCTACTTCAGGATTATAAAGAAATGTTAAATTACCTTTAACTACCCAATCTGATAATGTATCATCTATAGTAAGATTAACTATCGCATTAGGGTTAATTGGGTATTTGAAAATAGGATTATCAGACTCACCATTACTACTATCTAGATATATTTCAACTATATGTTTTACGTGATTAAATTTAGTATCAAATACGGCGTCATTGTAAATTTGCATATTATAATTTAGCTGTTGCGATTTGGTCTAAAATGATAGTAACAGATTCTGATTTTAAAATTTTAATGGTTGACCCTGGTTCAGGTATGGTTGTGGCGTCTAATATATTATTTACATCCGTTATTAACCACCAAAGGTTTGGGTTCTTATAAACTTTATAAGAAATAAAAGGCCAGGTATCTCCATACCTTACATTATATTCTAAAAAATATCCTTCAGGTAAGTCTTTAGGAATAACAACAGTTTGTAAAAGATTATAATAGTATCTCCCATTTTCGTCAGCGTAAACATTGAAAATGTTTTCATAACTACTTCTTTTCAATTTAGGTAAATTTGAAATAGTATTTTGTTTCATAAATTTATTTTTCTACTACTACCTCATCAATGTTTTGAAATAAATTTCTACTAGGCATTACCATATCGGTCAAGGTCATATTAACTTCGTAAGCGTCTGGAACCACTACTTTCTTACCTCTATCATTTGTTAACATTCTCATATTTCCTCTGTTGTAGATAACCAAATTAGTTACACAAGACGCGTAACTGTAATGCTGTCCTGGAATTTTAACTTCGTAATAAACGGGGGGAATACTGGTAATAAAATTTCTTTTAATAAAAAGATTGTTGTTAACTAATGCCCAGCAAAGCCAATGGTTTTTTTTCCAGTCGTCAGGATCAACTGTATTGAATAGAGGAAATTTAATAGAAATTGTTCTAAATTCATGATTCTGCCATAGCCGAGGTCTATCCATAATACCTACTTTAGGGTAAAGTGAAGTTAAGACAGCGCCTCCTATAGCTGCCCCGCCAGAAATGAGACCTCCAACTGCATTAGCTACTTTTTCACCTCCTACAAACCCCGCTACTCCTTTAACAACATTTGCCCCTTCTTGGAGAGTGTCTAAAGATTGCCAAACCGGTGTATTAATTTCAAAATTCACGTCTGAGAAATAAGGCATTTTAAATGTGTTTCCTGTAGATGTACGTGGAAATAATCCTTCGTATGGTGACATGGGATCATCACTTAATAAATTTTTTGTCGCTTTTTGATAATAACCAAGCTGTGTTGCAATAGTACTTTCATTAACTTCATATTCTATCAAGGTAACATAAGGAGTTTCATCATTTTTTTTCGATAATGTCCAACGGTATTCGTCAACCACATTAAATTTTTCTCCTGTTACTTTATAAAGATATTGACCCGCACCCGCAGCAGGATTTCCTATAGCATTTTGTGTCTCTTGTTCGTCTTGAGTCATAATACGTAAAATAATTAAACAGCAAATTGCATTCTAATTTGTCGAATGGGGTCGACATTAGAGGCAGCTACTTGCGCTGCAGATGGATATTGTTGAGGTTGATTTTGTCCGTTAACAATAATGTTATTGGAATTGGTTTGTTTTTTATCGAATACTCCGGCTAATTGCAAAATAGCTCTACTTAAATTCATAATAGTTTCATTGGTAGTTGCTGTATTATTAGCTATAGTGCCTAAAAGATCATTACTAATTTTGAATCCTTCAGGTGACATATATTTGTCTAAAGGAATAACTGCTTCTGGGCCTGCCTCTCCGACTATAGCATTTATTGGTTTCGTCACAACACCGCCGATTGCCATTTCTTTAGGTTTAGGTGTTTCAGTCACAGAAGCTGTTTGTGTTTCTGAAGTAGAAGTTTCGGGTGGTTTTATGTTTTCTAAAGCTTTTTGGTCGTAACCCGCAGCACCAGCAATTCTTTCAGCCATCCACCCTTCTGCTTTAATAGTAGTGCCAGGGGGAATAGGTAATCCTAATTTTTGTGCTATTAATGCTCTAACAGGAAACCCTAAAATAGTATCAGGTATTAAAGCCAAAGCATTATCTAAAAACTTTTGTTTAATGGTTTGACTGATATCAGTAAATAACCCAGCAATAGAACCAAATATATCGCCAGACCCTGCTTTTTCTACCGCAGTGTTTATGGAAGATGAAAGATTGTCTGTTCCTAATAAATCTGCCATCCAACCTAAACCAGGTATCATTCTAATAATATCAACTACTGCAGCTCCTGGATCAGTGCCTATTTTTTTACCAATTTCTATCCACTTTCCGAAAATAGGTTCAAATACACCCATAATTTTATCTTTAATGGATGACATTAAATCTACAGCCTGTCCACCCATTACATTACCAGCTGTTGCGACAGCTTCTTCTCCTCCCATTAAATTCACAACCCAATACAATCCAGGGACAATTTTGGTAATATCAGTGAAAACCTCTCCCCACTTACCATCATATATTTTTTTACCAATTTCACCAATCCAACCCATAGCAGAATTTATTTTTTCAAAAACGTAATTTTTAATCCCTTTGTAAAAATCTAAAGCTTGTCCACCCATTACATTTCCTGCAGTTGCTACGGCTTCTTCACCGCCCATTAAATCTACCACCCAACCCATTCCCGGAACGAGTTTAGCAACTTCAATAAATGCTTCACCCCAATTACCAGTTAATACCTTTTTACCGATTTCTACAACCCAATTAAATGCACTACTGAGTTTTTCTGCTATAAAATCATAAATTCCCCCGAAGAAGTCTTTAATCATTCCTGCTTTCTTTTGACTAGCTTCTCCTGTGGCCCCTCCTGCTTTAGCATCTAAAAATGCATTAAGGACATCTAAACCAATTGCTATAGGTATACCAAAACCTGGTACTAAGGAAGCTAAACCCGATAATACATCTATAATACCTCCAACTACATCTCCGGATTTAAAACGAGTATAAGCAAAACCTAAACTAATTACAGTACCTATAAGAGGTAGTTTTTTTAATAAAGGGGTAATAAATTTGGTAAGACCACCAAGCATTTTCGTAAGCAATCCAGGAGTTTTCGCTAATGCTCCTGTAATAGTCTTACTAATACCTTTACCGAAGATTCCTCTCAATCCTTTATAAGCAGTTTGAAAAAGTTTTACAGGAGCTTCAATAAAAGATTTTAAATTTTTGATAAGATTTAAAGCACCTTTTTCCAAAAGTTTTAAACCACCCGCTATACCAGCTGTGCTTAAAATTTTTAAAAGACCTTTAAAAGGACCATCCGTATTGAGACCTGTTATTAAGGCAGCTACTCCACCTAACAATAAAGCAATTCCACCCCCTGCCATCAAAGCTCCTCCTAATAATTTAGTTATACCTTTAGGTAATAAGCTTAAAAGACCCCCACCACCAATATCTGCAGTTGTTTTTTCTTTATATTCTTTTGTTTTGGTTTTGTCAAAAACACCCTTTAAAATATCAGGCATTTTTTCAGCTAAGTCTCTATAACCCGTATCCGTGATACCGTCAATTAAAACTTTTTGTGGTTTTTGCTCCTCTTTAATGAGGTCTTGTTCTTTAGGTTTATTCTTTTCAAATAAATCTTTTAAAGAACCTAAAATGCCTTTATTATCTTGTTCTTTAGGTTTATTCTTTTCAAATAAATCTTTTAAAGAACCTAAAATGCCTTTATTATCTTGTTCTTTAGGTTTATTCTTTGTAAAAAAGTCTTTAGCTAAACCAAAAACACCACCTTCTTTAAATCTTTCTTTAATAGTCTTTTCAGCTTTTTTATTAGCAATTCCTACAGCTTTATTAGTAAGTTCTTTTAAAAGACTATCAGAGATGTCAAACTTTCCCGCTAATAATTTAGCTAATTCGTCTACTGTTGTGGTGGTCATCTTCTATATATTATTTAAGAAGATGGACTAAAACTACATATTAAAAAATGAAGCGTCTGATGGAATATCTTTATTAACACCGCTTACATTAACCGAAGTTAACTCTTTAGTTTTATTTCTATAGGATTCAATATACTTTAATACCTTATTAATAATATTAGTAGGCAATTGTTCAACTACTTTAACACGGTTTTTAAAGTCTAAAGAAAAAAGATCCAATTCTTTAGAACCTATAGTCACTTTACTAATGTATTTTGTTAATTCGTT